CATTGAAAACGCAACCAAAACGCCAGGGAACGCAAAAAAGACACTAGAAAAGGGCTTAGGAATACGCAAATAATGCACTTCTATGCAAAAGTAAGCCATCCTAAACACCTTTCCCTTACACCAACCTACCTAATCCTTTAACTCAGGCTCTAGGAGCTCCATGATGTTCTCTAGTTCGTTGCCTATTGAAGCTAATAATTGAAGCATTATTTCATTCTCATCACCTTGGTTTCTATGCTTTCGATATATATCAATACTTGCGTGCGTGTACCATGTACCATCCATACCTTTTAGTTCAAGCGACATTTTCAATCCTCAAATCAAAACCTAACTTCTTGCTATTGAATACTTTATAGACGGTTTTCTTATTTGTCTTATTAATACCCCCTCGCTCATCATTAGCCCATTTCGCTAAGGTTGATTCTTTACCAGTTCTAAAGATACAGACGGTATCGTGTCGATGTTTATAATTCTCATTACTATGGGAAATTAACAACACTTCAATACCTAGATAGTGTTGGTCTTTACCATTAGAATCCGCTTTAATAAAGTCTTGATCCATGTTCCCAGTAAAGCTTAGGATAGCATTTTCACCATCCCATAATGCAAAGCTCGGTACCGTTTGGTACGCAGTCAATAAGTTCTCGCTCATTATTCTTTAGATGGTGATAGGGGTATAAATGTAGTTTGTAATTGGAATAAGTTTATATAATGGATTTGGGTATATAGATTTAATGGTACTGCGTGCAAAGAGAGCTAAAAACGGCAGAATGATGTACTTTAAAGATAACAAACTTATCTCTAAAGCTCGCTATCTATCTGCTAAATCTCGCTCATCAGGGACTAAGCGATCTAAAGCACGTAGTCCAAATAAGAAAAACGGAGCAAGAAGAATGAGAAAATCCTTACCGCATCCATCAGTCACAGGTATGGCTAGTGGTTTAGCAATAGCCAATTACCTAAATGCCGGTACGATGACCAAAAGCGGTAAAACTTTAGACGGAGTTCTAAAAGATGTTACCGATGGAGAACTCGGAAAAGCATTCAGTACTTTATCAAACAATGCGGTTGGCATGGTTAGTAGTGATACAGGTCGTAAAACTTTGGTTAGCGCTGGAGTTATTGCTGTAGCTGGAGCACTTGCACGTAGACAATTCCCTCAATTAAAACTTGGAGGATCAAAGTTATATTTCAGACTCTGAAATATAGGATAAACAACAATGAGCATCGTAATAAGTAGATCAGAAACACAATTAAGCGCCACTGGCGCTTTTCAAGCACTAGATAATATTGGTACGGCTAGCGTTAGTTCTAGTTTTACAGTTCCGACAAACGTATCGGCAATTCGTCAATTGACAATATCAGTAACAGCAGACGGGGCAGAGGAATTTGTTCCCCTGGTAAAAGTTAGTGGAAACTGTATGCAAGATGGTGATGCTATCTTTGCAGGTTCACCTTCCTATGGTGCTGTTGCAATGGATGCTATAACATATGATACTAATCTATCAGTGCAAGCAGGAAATTCTTGCGAATTTTCAATTGCTACCACTGATAATGCGACTATATCGGCTGTAGTTACGGCTCAGTTCGAATAGATTTGGCAAAACGTACAAACTCCCCCTGGAGTAAAACCTACAAGGAAGGATTACCAACAACGGCAGTTGATGATCATGTTAACATTGATAATACAGTTGTTGGAGCGATAACCACTGGAGTTATTGATTCAGCAACGGGTCAGTGGAAAGGTATTACTGTTACTGATGATAATTTCACTATAGATGCAACACACGAAGGAGTACCTAATACTGGTGTTGTATTATGTCCACAAGCCACACCTGATTATATCAACATGAAAGGGTTTAAAAATCTCTTTATTGCTATAAAACCCACTAATGGGGGAAACGTAGCTATAGAAGCTGTATTTGGCCCCGCTCATAATTATTTTGCTAACTTAACACCTATCCGATCTGGCAGTGGTGTTCGTATTGCGACAGATGGCGAGCCTTCAGATGAGGGTGTATATTCTGGTTTTTATGATGCTACTGAAGCCTTAAGCGCAGACGTATGGAATATTTACAACATACAAGGTCGATTAAGTGACCAACAAGTTTTACAATTACAAATTACTAATAACAGTGGTGGTGAATCTGACATCCAATTTGCATATTTAAGAGTCGTCTGATCAATGGCTGAGGAATTTGGGGGAACGTACACCCCTCCCGATTGGTCAAAGTTTACATGGGAAGATTTCATAGGGCCAACGGCAAAAGAAACATTTTTAAAATATGGAGTAGTTCCTGACACAAGGACAGAGGAAGAGAAAGTAAAAGATAAAGAGCAAGCTGATAAAGTTAAATCTTTATGGCCATTGTTACTTATTCCTTTAGCCACTTGGTTATACAGTAAAAGAAACAAAGATGACAATATTATGGAGTCAATAGATTCTGTAGCACTTGTCAATTTCCTAACAGGTTATCAAGATTATATTATGGGAGCTTTATGGGCTATAACTAGTCGATTCTCTCCGACATTACAAAACTTATCTTTAACACTAGTCGGAGCTGAAACAATACCAACACTAGATCTTAACCTGCCAAAAGGCGTTATGTTAGGTTCTTGGTTAGCAGTTGGAGATTATGCTGTAGGCTTTGTGGCTAATACTAAAAAAGATGTCGGAGATTTAATTGAAACTGGCAAAACTACGGAAACAACTGGCCCGTTAGATATTCTAATAGCTAGTATTTTGTCTGTCACTGGTTTATCTAAATGACGGATAATACTTTTTTTGTTATTTGGTTAGTTTCCTTTTTTTTATATTTTGTAATTTATACATATTGGATCCCTTATCGCACCCAACTCCGTATCGAACAGTGGCTACGTAGTGAGGAATCAGATGATACATTATTATTATCTTTAGGAGTAATAGTAAAATCAATACGAGAACAAGCATTACATGATTTTGAAGAATTTATGTTACCAAGAGCCAGGGAATCTTTACAAAAGTTTTGGTCTGGTGCAATGGGTAATGCTGTAAAAGAAATCGGGAAAACTGAAGAGGGTTCAAAATTATCAATGCTTTCTTCAATGGCTCAGGATTTAAGTGGTCAGCCATGGTATGTTCAAGCAATGGCCACGAAATTCTTGCCGATCATTGAAAACGCAACCAAAACGCCAGGGAACGCAAAAAAGACACTAGAAAAGGGCTTAGGAATACGCAAATAATGCACTTCTATGCAAAAGTAAGCCATCCTAAACACCTTTCCCTTACACC